TGAAAGCGGATGTACTGCCGTTTCTCAACAATCCACGGGACTTGGAGATATGGTCCAACGACTATTTTCTACAGCTGGCAAGTATGATAAAAATCAAATAAAAAAGCATATATTTTTACTGATTTATGCGTATCTTTGCGGTACAGAGTTACGGCAGCAAAAACAGGCAAAAAGACGCGGTACGAGCGGATTTTCAAAAGCCTCAAAATCAGAGACGTGAATTTTCCGTAATTTTCCGCCTACATGCTGAAAGGCACCTCGTACCGATTTGTACAGCAACGTGCTGTATGCCAGAAATGTGAATAAACTGCATCGGAAAATAGGTCGCATTTTCAGCAGCGGGAACAAACAGCAAATAAACGGCATATCTACGGCATACAAACAACACAATCAAAGGATTTTACAGATTTAGCGAGCAAGAGAAATTTTTCTATCTTTATGCTATCCGTATGTCAAGAATTTGTTACTTTTGTGTTGCTATTCTGTTACTCGGTCGGAATGAGTAACAGAAGTAACAAAATAATTCAACGCAAAAGGATATGGCAGAGATTAAAGAACCGATTCGAATCAGGCGCAAGAAGCTGGCGAACGGGAATGTCAGCCTCTACCTCGACATCTACCTGAACGGAAAACGGGAATACGAATTTTTGAAACTGTACCTCATTCCCGAAAAGACGAAAGCCGACAAGGAGGCGAACAGGCAAACGCTCCAACTCGCCAACTCGGTCAAGGCCCGACGCATTGTCGAGGTGCAGAACGGAGAGCATGGTTTCAAGGCGGCATACGCTACCGATACTCTCTTCTTCGACTACTACCGCGCAATGTGCGCCCGACGGCTCGGTGCAGAGAGTATCGGCAACTGGGGGAACTGGAAATCGTGCTTGAAACACCTCCAAAAGTACGAGCCGAACGAAAGGATCAAATTCTCGCAGATCACGCCGGAGTGGGTGCAAGGGTTCAAAGATTATTTAGAAAGAGATGCCTATGCGTGGAGCTGCGACAATCGGGATCGCATCAAGGATCGCCCACTATCCCGCAATTCACGGGTCAGCTATTTCAATAAACTGCGGGCCTGCCTGAATCAAGCTTATGAAGACCGTATAATCCCGATCAATCCCATGCGGGGCATCGATGGATTCAAAGCCGAAGAGGGAACGCGCATGTATCTGACCATCGAAGAAGTACAGCGGCTCGCTCACACCGAGTGCGAATATCCAGCCATCAAACGGGCATTTCTGTTCTCCTGTCTAACCGGGCTGCGGCGTTCCGACGTGCTCCGTCTGACGTGGGGCGACGTGCATCAGCAGGGGACATTCACGCGCATCATCTTCAAGCAAAAGAAAACTAACGGACAGGAATACCTCGACATCCCGCCGCAAGCCACTGAACTTATGGGCGAGCGTGGCAAGGAAACCGAGCATATATTCCCCGACATCCACTCGCCGAGCTGCACCAACGAAACAATAAAACGGTGGGTGCTGCGGGCCGGAATACACAAGGAGATCACGTTTCATTGCGGCCGGCATACATTCGCCGTGATGATGCTTGATCTCGGAACCGATATTTATACGGTCAGCAAGTTGCTCGGACATCGGGAACTATCGACCACGCAGATTTACGCAAAGGTACTCGACAAGAACAAGCAGGCGGCGGTCGCCAAGATACCCGACATATTCTAATCGCGGCGAAATCGCCATAATTGAGAAGACCATATCGAGGATGATCTCGATATGGTCTTTATCTTTATTGCTGGAACATCATTCCTTTTCCGGTCAGCAGCCAAGTCGCAGAAATACCGAAGTCGCGGACGAGCGGAACAAGCCAACTCACCTGAAACAATCCCCTGCCGAGGTCTCTGCGTTGCGCGTAAAAGTGGCTCCTGTCGATGGAGTTTTCCGTACAAAACACATTGATATTTTTCACCAGCTTGTTTTGAACGGCTATATCGACCGCCGCATAGAATCGCTCCATGATAGCCAGCGTATCCGCGCTATAAACCCTGCGCCTGCTCATTTCTTTTTCTTGCCCTTGATTATCGTTTTTTCCTCCGATTTGAGCCGTCGCTCGACTTTCTTCACATCCTCGCCCGCAGGGAGTTGTTCGGGGACGATCCCTCGGCTCAAAAGCATATTTCGGACAGCGATATTATTATCGACATGTTCCTTTTCTATTGCCACCTGACCGTGCAGATTCTTCTGTTCGGTGTTTACGGAGGTCATCTCGGCGGCAAAGTCTTTCGCCTTGATACCGATTGTCGGTAGGAAGTCAGCCAGCGGACGACTGTCGGGCGCACCGAGTTTCCGCTTCAATAAGGCCGTATCGAGATGGAACAAGGCCCGGTCTCCTTTCGAGCGGATGATTGCAAAGCCTCGGCTATCCACTCCCCGCTCGTATAGGACGCCCGATAGCCGCTTCTCTGTCTCCGCCAATTTCGCGCGAGCCTGCACCCGCTCATATTCGGCAAGCCGCTTTTGCACCAGTTCCGCACGGCGGGTCTGCACGGCAAAATAGTTTTGTGCGAATGCGATCTGCGGTTTGCGGGGATCGCCGTTCTGTGCGATCAGATAGCAAGCATAGCGCGTCAGCATGTAATCACCCACATTGCGCTCTGAATTTGATCCGAGAGCGACCATTTTGCCGACGTCGGCAAAATGGTCGGCAACCGATTCACCCGCACCTTCGCAAGCCCTTTTCGCTTTGTCTATGATTTGCTCGAAATTGCGCCATTGCGCATAACCAAGCACCGGGTATAACTCCCGTGCGCTCCAACACTCCACGCCGTCGTAAAGGCAAACGATAGCCTCGAATTGCTCGAACAATGCCTTAATATCCTCTGTTTTCATATCTCCTATTTTACTTTTTCTATTATGGTCAGAAGCCGATCAATCTGTTCATCTTTCTTTTCAAGCAGGGCGATAAACTTCTCTGAAATCGCATTGACCTGATTAGAATCGCCCGAAACAGCGATGCTATGATCCGACGCAACCGCATTACTGCCCTCCTCATAGAAAAAGCAAACACTTTTATTGGTAACGCGGGCGATTTCCTCAATCAATCCGCTTTTAACATCCTCGGATTTCAAGGCACTATGCAAGCGTTGATCCCCATCATACCCCAGCATCCGCGCGACCTCCGAGATCGCAATCCCCTCTGATTTAAGAATTTCTTTTATTTTTTGCCCCTTCATATTTGGGAATCAACACGTTATAAAATACACACAAATTTTTGTTTGGAAAAACAAAGAAAAATGCTTGCTAATCCAAACAAAAGTCTTTATCTTTGCCTCTGCAATACCAAAAGATATTGTTGCATCAACAAATTATGATGGGTGCAAATATATAAAAATAGTGTCTAATAAGCGAATTATAGAGCAAAAAATATGAGCCGAGTTGAAAATAAGTCATTTCTCGATCTCTACCGAGAGCAGAAAAGCAAGCCGACGCCCGCGCAAGTGTTCATTGCCGAGATCGCCGCGCTTACCCACCGATCCGAAAACACGGTCAAGATGTGGCTATGCGGCAAACAAACGCCCGACGAACTGACGCAGAGCATCATCGCTCGTCGGTATAATCTGAATATCAACAGCCTCTTCCCGAAAGAAAAGGCACAAAGCGACGCAATATGAAAGCCTTGTTGAATTGGCGATACTACATTCTGATGGTCGTAGGACTTATCGCCATCCTCGGAGTATTTTCCATGCCTATCGACGAACTGCCGTTCGGAGAGTGGATTTCTGCTCTGATTCTCTCGAAAGTCATCGGGTTCGGAGCATTATACCTCAATTATCGAATGGTCGCCTATTGGGAAGCCCGTAATCGTATTCCCGAAATGACGAAAATGATGCAGGCGGAGGACGACATATGGGAGTAGAGGAACGATTGGAACGTATCGAACGGCTGTTGCTCCTCGGATTGAAAGAGGCTCTCAATACTACGGAAGCCGCCTTGCAGCTCGGCATATCAGAAAGCCGCTTACGCCATCTGACGAGTGCGAAGAAAATACCGTACTACAAGCAGGGTAATAAAATCTATTTCAAGAAAAAGGAACTCGAAGCATGGCAACTTCAATCCCGTATCCCAACCGACGATGAGATCAAAAGTAAGGGTACGACCTACGCCGTAACGCATAAATAACCGATATATGAACAACAACCCCAATATCCAAGAATCCGAGAGCCAATGCAAACGCATCCTCACCTACTTACTGAACGGCAGTCGGATCACGAGCCTCGAAGCTTTGCGGCTTTTCGGGTGCATGAGGCTCGCATCTCGCATCAGCGATTTGAGGCGAGTGCATCCAGAAATCAAATTCAAATCGACGAGAGTTGAAACGACAACGGGGAAAAAGGTCGCTCAATACTACATCGAGAACATTTAATATCAACGTATTCAACGCAATGAAAAAAGTAATCATCAAAGAAATCCGGTTCCTCAATTTCAAGGGGCTGCGCGATCTGACAATCGAGTTCGACGAATGCCTGACCGAGATATACGGCAGGAATGGCGTCGGCAAAACCTCGATCTTCGACGGGTTTACATGGCTCCTGTTCGGCAAAAACAGCGAAGACAGGAAGCAATTCGGCATCAAGACTTACGACGGAGCCGGTAACATCATCCCGAAACTACCGCATGAGGTATCGGTCGTTCTGTTGGTCGATGGCGAAGTCGTAACCCTCTGCCGCCGATTCAACGAAAAATGGACGAAGAAGCGCGGCTCGGCGGTCGAGGAGTTCGTCGAGCATGAGGAGGAAGGCCTCTACAACGATGTTCCCTGCTCACTCAAAGAGTGGAACGAGAAGATCGCCTCTATCTGTCCCGAACAGGTCTTTAAGTTCATCACCAACCCGCTCTACTTCACAGCACAGTCCGTCGATACGCAACGGGCGATGCTTTTCCGTATGACCGGAGGTATCACCGACGAGGAGATCGCGGCCGGTAATGCCGATTTTTCGGCTCTCCTTGCGTCGCTGACGGGAAAGACGATGGAAGAATACAAGAAAGAGATCGCCGCAAAAAAACGCCGTCTGAAAACCGAAATCGAAGCCATTCCCGAACGTATCGACGAGCGTCGCCGCGACGTGCCGGAGGCAGAGGATTGGGATGCCCTCGAATCGGAGATACGCCAAAAGCAAAACGCTCTCGCGCGAGTGGACGAGCAGATCGCAGATGCCTCGAAAGCCTATGCCGCCGCGAATGAGGCGCGGCTCATCAAGACCCGCAAGATCGGCGACCTGAAAAACGAACGGCTGGCACTCGAACTTAAAATCAAGGACGAAGATCGTATTTAATAACAATCCGTATAAAACATACTCTTACAGCCGTATCAAAGTAAAGTGGCTAACAAAACCGATAGTATTCAATCCACAGCATTGCCATATTAATGGAGGTCGTCCGTTATACCCGCTATCATACATAGCCGTATTCCAGCAAGGCTGTCAGCAATATTGGTATGTGGAATATCCGACCGGCGCCTATGCGAGTTATCATGCGTCGGAAATACGCTTTGTAAAATCGTGTTTGGAGAATCGAGAAGCCCAAAGCACTTTTGAATATTTGCGCAGTGTGGCAGCCGTAAATCCGCTAAAATCGGAAGACGACGACACCCCGCTGCTGTTGCGTCAATATCAAGCCATTGATTTTATCGGCGACGATCGTGCCGCAGCCCCTTACCTCAACCCGAACGAGTTTCAGCCGTCCGAATATAACGCACCCGTTTTGATTT